AAGAAGTAACCTTGCAAATCATCTTCTACAAGCTTAATAGCATCTGAAAAGCTACCTAACATTTTNTCATCGTAATGATGCCAGTTANTGTCTTTATCCATCCATAGTNGTGANCAAGAGCCTGTGATTTTGTTATGTATTATTTTTGCTACAGGTTCTTCTACTNTTGANTCACTCCATGTTAGCTGTCTAACCTCGAATATAACGACCGAGTCATCTTCAATACGATACTGTAANTCGAGCTCATCTCTGAGATGTTCTGCTGGGCGGCGTTTTTCTAAGAAAAATTCCATGCACTTTTCAATATTTGCTAGTTCAATATCATTGAATGCCATGCTTTCTCNTCAAAATGTGTCATCAGACCATTGACACTTTATAACTTTACCTATGATTTCGCAGTTTTCATTTATTGGGATTAAATCAAATTTCGGGTTAAGAGGTTCAAGGAATGTTTGCCCTGATTCTCTAATTAATTTTTTAAAGGTAAATTCGTTACCGTTTAGCCTAGCGATACAAAAATCACCAACATTCACAGGCTCTTTTGGGTCAATAAGTATCAACATTCCTTCAGGAAAGCTAGGTTTGCCTCCTTGTGCTGCTGTCATTGAGTGACCTTCAACCTCAAGCCAAAAAGCGCGATCACTTGCTTTCTTAGCTGTAGGTATCCATGTAATAGCGTCTTTTTCTGTGTAAGAGTTACTATTTTCGGTAAATACGCCTGCTTGAACTTTTGTAAGCAATGGGTACGTATATATATCACTATTAGATACTAGCTTTTGCTCAGAGACAGAGTTAAACATTTTCCTGATCTCTTTAGCCAGTAATGGGCTGAAATCATCAACAGAAACCTCCAATGCTTCTGCTAGTTTAGCTGCATTCTCTACATTAATTGCATTAACACCATTTAATAGTTGTGCAACTGCGCTTTGCCCCATACCAATAGCATCACCTAGAGACTCTTGGGATAACCCAAGCTCTTTCTTTTTTGCCTCAAAAATGGCTTTCAGCCTCATTGCATCGGCTTTTTGTTCATCAGTAATTGGTTTCTTTTTCATATATTGATTTTATTACCAAATGGAATATTCACCAATCACCGCCGGTGTTGAATATTAAATTACTAGCGGTGATAATGATTAGAAAAGGAGGAAACATGGAAAGAATCCCATTAACAGTATTTGCTACAGAACTAGGTCAAAACAAAGTAGCTGAATTGCTTGGCGTAAGACAAAGCGCTATCAGCAAAGCGATTTTAAAAAAACGAAATATTTATGTAATAAAAAAACAAGATGGAAGTGTTGAAGCAGAAGAAATAAAAGCGTTTCCATCGAGTAAAAATGAATAATCTAACCGCTCTTTAACATTACTAGACTGCTCAGAGTAAATTCTCAGAGCAAACTTGACCCACAGGATCGTGGGTAACGGATTAACTGTATATGAAGGAATATAAATTATGGAAAACGCAAGTTCACGCAAATCGTTTAACCGATTTGTATCCAATCACTTGGTGGCAACCGCTTATCAAGTTATCAGAACAACATCTCAAACAGTTATCGCTAAATCATTAGGCGTTCATGACTCAACTATCACTCGTAGAACCGAAAAGATACCTGAGCTATGCGAGACATTAGCAGCGGCAGGGGTAATTGATTTTGTTTTGCCGGGTGAAAAGAAAATTAGTGAAGAGGAATACAGATTTTTGTGGAAGCAAATGGCTGAGTTTTCGCTATGGAAAACAGGTTCATTACAGGAGGGAAATATCAATGAATCCCGATGAATTTATCCGCAAAAACATTATTAAAAAATTGATTGAATTAGGTTATCAGGATGGAGTGGCTTTGGAATTAGCCGCGGATGAGGGGGGATCTCATTTTAGACGGTGCTCACAAGCTAGTCGTCGTGGAGCAATATTTGATGATTGTTATCACGTAGCCAAGACATGGATAGATAAATATGGAAGTAAGCCAGCAATGGTAAGTAAACGAAGAGCTAAACAGACTATCAAGCAAGTTTCAATGTTCTAAAAAGCAAAAGCCTAGGAGGCGGCAACCAACTAGGCATTCATTGTCTTTCATTATGCAGGAGTAATTTTACATGAATATTAATTTCAAAACAAATCGATATGGAGGTCGCCATGAATACAGCGGAGGTATTTAAATTTCCCGTTAAGCCGGAGAAACCAAGAATGGCAGAGTTGGACAGTGGCTATACAAAGCTTGCCAACGAGTTACTTGAATCGCTGATGTGCTGCGACCTAACCGCAAGGCAATTTAGAGTCATGCTTGCGTTAATTCGTAAAACTTATGGTTTTGGAAAGAAAAGCGATCGAATATCTGACTCTCAATTAGCTGAGATGACCAAACTATCAAGACAGAACGTTAATAAGGCAAAGAATGAATTACTTTCAATGAATTATATTATTCTTGATGGTAAAAAAATTGGTGTCAACAAAGAGGTTTCAGCATGGAAAAATCAATCTAGAGACAGTGTCTCTAACTTGAAGACAAAAAACGTCTCTAACTTAGAGACAAATGGTGTCTCTAATCTGGAGACACACAAAAGAAATACTTTAAAGAAAAAAGAAATAAATAATATATGGTCAGAGAATTCTATCGAATCCCCTGACCAACCACCCGAAAAAATTTCAGTGGTTGATCCCGATGCTGTTGTTTGTTCCCCCAAAGGTAACAAGTGGGGAAATGCTGATGACCTTAAGGCAGCTCAATGGATTTACTCGCAAGTGTTGATAATCAGTCCTACATCCAAAGAGCCAAACTGGTCATCATGGGCTAATGATATTCGCTTGATGAGGCAATTAGACGGGTATTCACACAAAGATATTTGCCGATTATTCCAATGGGCTAACCGCGATTCGTTCTGGTGTAGCGTCGTGTTATCTCCTGCAAAACTTCGCAAAAAATGGGCGACTTTAGTCATTCAAAGTCAGCAACCAAACCGAAACAAACGAGTTGTAGAGCAAGAGCCAACACAAAGCTGGAATACTCGTGAAGCATGGGAGAATGAATTTATATGAAACCTCATTTGGCAACTGCAATTGCTAATCGTGATGCAGGCGCACTGGCTAAAATTGCTCAAGACAGTACGCCGCAAAAAATAGTAAGCCCACAGGCTGAGCAACTTGTTGATGTGCTATTCCGAAACCTGAAACAAATCTTTCCTGCTGCAGTAAATACCATCTTCAAAAATGAAAGCGATGAACTTGCAGCTAAACGCCAGTGGATTGCCGCTTTTGCTGAAAATGGAATTACTACCCGCGAGCAACTTCAAAACGGAATGAGACACGCGAGGGCAAGTGATTCGCCTTTTTTCCCCGCAGTCGGTCAATTCATCAAGTGGTGCAAACAGGAAGACTTTACTCAGCTCGGATTGCCCACAGAAACTGAACTATACGACATGTTCAAGAAGTATTGCTCTGAGCGAGGTTGGCGTAGATTTAATTGGCAGTCGAACGCTTGTTATTGGATGGTCACTAAAATTTACTCAGAAATGCGAAGTCGAAACTTATCGGATTCAGAGGTTATAAAACTTTGCGCGTCGGAGCTTAAGGCTATGGCTAATCGTATTAAATTAGGTGAGAAAATACCTGATCCAGTTTTGCAACTTGAAAGCCTAGTGATACCCACTAAGCGTGACAAAGCGTTATCAATCATTGCCGATTGGAAAAACAAATATGGATTTAAGTCAGGGGAGCGATAAGACGATTGGAGCGGCCAGTGGGAATCGAACCCACATCATCAGCTTGGAAGGCTGAGGTAATAGCCATTATACGATGGCCGCTAGGTAAAAACTGATTAATTAACGAGTTAACGTTATTAGGCTACGCCTCAAAACTAATTTTCGCAAGGGTAAAATAGGAGGCTAATTGACAGATGGCATCTGTCTCCACAAATCTAATCTCAAAGGCATATTCAAAACCCTCTCAGAATTAACAGAAACCGGTAAGCGATATCGAATCAGAATTACTGAATGGCGTGACCTCAGAACAATACCAATGAACAGAACATGGCGCATGTGGATAGAAACCACAGGCGATTGGCTACGTGCGCGTGGTGTTGTCATTGATATTAAAAATGGGGCTGGTGAAGTCGTTCTATCAAAGCCAATCACTAATGAAGAAACACATGAATATTTTGTCGGTCACTGGTTAGGTCGTGATGAAAACGGAGAGCGTGAGAAAACGCGCAAGATGGATAAAGCACGGATGCTTCTAATGATGGAGAAGCATGAGCAATGGTGTATTGAGAAAGGCATCCCAATCATCATTCCCAATAACTCGGAGTATATGAAACTTAAGGAGCAACAAGAGAGATGAGAAATGAGGCTGAAGTGTTTATGAGCGCACTTACTACCCTTAAATTATGCTGGGCTATTCATAAATCAAATGATGTGGTCAGGAAGTGTGCTGGAATGTTAAAGCGCAAATTTATATTACCGCATGCAGTAGATACTATGAGGACGATAGAACTAAGCGGAAGCCCTATGGTTGTGATTGTAGTCGCTGAGTGGGGTATTCAGGAGAAATAAATGGCATTAAAACGCGACAAGCACGATATTGTGTTTTCGCAGTTGGTCCGGGAAAGAGCAAATTATGAATGCGACTACTGCGGAAGACAATTTAGACACGAACCTTCAAAACTCCACTGTTCACATTTCAAATCACGACGACACAAATCAACCCGATACCATCCCTTTAATGCCTTCGCTCACTGTGTAGGTTGCCATCGAAAACTCGGCGAAGACCCACACGAATTCAATGCTCACGCTGTTATTACTTACAGCGAAATGACTATTGACCGCGTAGCTCGTTTAGCCGGTACTTCAGTGAAGTTGAAATCGTGGCAAATGGATGAGTTATATCAGCACATGAAGATTGAGCTTAAAAGGATTCAGGCGCTACGGGCTAGCGGTGTAATAGGTCGGATTGAGTTCAC